ATCATTTCAGGTATAGCCATTGCTAGATTAGCCATTGTTTTGCTTTTCCTTCTCTTCCTCAATATGGTTCAACAACATTTTAACGTATACTTCCCTCTCCCACGGTATCATATTTTCTATCTCTGTCAAACTATATTTGTGAAACTGCATGAGCGAGAAGTTCAGGTGAAAATAGTTCGCCAGAGTATTGTGAGAGAGGGCTATTAGAAAAAATCAGCCAGCCCCTCCAGCGTCACAGTATCTTCTTGTCCACATCCTTGACATTTATATTTGATTTCTTTTTTGACTCTAGGCATGGATGTAAAAAAATTCGAAACATTTTGTAACTGTTTCGCATTCATGGACTCAATGAACTGTATCTTTTCCTCTTCAGTTTCTGCCTCATAAATTTCGTTATCATCAAACGCATACTCAATAGTCTTCGAAAGTAACTGTATTTCTCCAGAGGCTCCATCTTCTAAATCGGTTATCTCCAGTATAGATGGAAATTTTAATTTCAAATTCAACTTATCGGTCAAAGGATATTCGGTTCGAATATTATCTAACCCCGCCACCTCTACTTCTTCTAGGTTAACATCTACCTCGGTCACCACTTCGCATTGCTCGCCTTTGTAATTTATACCATCTGTGTGACGATACTCGAGTTTAGATATTTCACCGACAGACTTCGCTCTCAACTGTAAAAACAAAAACTCTGACTCAAAGAACGGAATGTTCGCAACATCAAACCCTGGTGTTTCGACACAGTTGTTTACTATATCTCTCATCACAGATATCATTTGTGATTGCTCTTCCGACTCCATCGCAACGAGTAATGCTTTTTCTTCCTTGACTAAAAACGGTCTAAACTCTATGTTTGTTTTAGTGTAAGGAAGATCGACATTAAACTTCGTTGATGTTAATTTAGGTAATGCCATATTGTACTCCTTCAATCATTAAAATACTTTAATATTTGCCAATCCGTTGTTAAGGGAACCACTAGCTCCAGTTCTGATCGCATTACTAAGTCCACCTGTTCTAGCACCGGATATCAATGGTTTAAATCTATTCAGTGTATTAATACCTTTACGAACTAATCCAGGCAACCCATCGGTTCCACCGAAAGCATTTCCGGAATCTTTTTCTGGATACTTTTCTGTGATATCGAAATATATCAACTCGACCTGCAGTTTGGCTATCTCATCACCATTTGCCCAGTTCATTGAAACTTCGTTCACGGTTCTTGGGTAGCACTCATTTAGGATGACTTCTAAATTAGCCTTCGGCGGTTTAGCTGCTGGTGTCAATCCGATATCAAATCCTAATGGTCTAGTTACAATTGTTGGATCAAGTCCAATGGATGAAGCTATACCTAATGCTGCACCTAAAGTTCCACTATCACCAGCACCTGCAGATCCAGGATACTGTTGTATTGTTATCGATCCGAGACCGACTGTATCATCATAATAATTTGAGTCATATTTACCATCTGCCGATGGAGTGTTGTCACCGGATCTAGCCAAAGCATCTCCCGAGCCACCTATTTGCATGCTACATATATCTTGCCACCTCATAAAAAACTCGCGCTCACGCATATCCTCACTCAGTATGACTGAGATAGTAACAGGTGTATGTATCACTGAGTATGGCATAAATCTAGTTGGTCCATGATATCTTTGTTCGATTGTCATCAGTGACCTAGAGGGCATATTCACCGACTCAATGCGAAGTGGCAACCATGTTTCTGCACCATTGTTTACCTGCGGTGGTGCCGAAACTATTACAGAAAAATCTGAGGCTTTTGCCACACCGTGTTTATTAAGCTCAGAAGTAAATTCGTTGATCGTAAATGGCATTATATCCTCGCGATACTATCTCTATGTGCTCTTGCCTTGTTAGCTTTTACGAACCTTTCGGTTGGGAGAAACAACGCTATATCCCATTCTTTTGGGTCAATATAAAAAAATCTCGATTTCACATGACCGAAGAGATAATGTTTCACACAAGGTTTGAAAAATCTAAGTTTTGATGCTCTGTTGAGAATATTATATGTTATTTGAAACTGATCACCATCCGAGCCGACTGTATCATACAGAGCATCCATAAGTCTCGCTCGTAAACGCAAAGGAAGATAATGAAGATTCAAGCCATAGAAACCATCACCCTGCGCTCTTCCTGTGCGACGTGTTTGTTCAAATGGTATGACCAACGGAAACCGATCGTAATATGGAAGCACTGCTTTGTACTTCGGATCATATTGAAACATATACATTTGTCCGATCGAGGGAACTCGACGGAACCTTTCCCGATCACTTCGGATTAGAGATTGTGGATTTACAGCTGTGCGTTGTGCAGTCTGTCGATACCATTGCCTCGCAGCCTCAGCACGTGCGGGTGCTTCAGTTGCACCCTGCTGTAAAATCCTATCGAAAACGTATGCAACCAAGTTACAATCCTAGTTCTTGTTCTGTGAGTATCACAAAATCCCATTTTCTATCTGCGCAAAACTCTCTAGCAGCTTCCCACTTAGCACTATTTATTCCCCATGCCTTGACTTCTGACAAATATGCTTTCGTTATTTTACTTCTTTGTTTCGGTGGCTGACATTGCTTTTTAGGTTTGACCTCTATGACACGAGTCGATATGCGACCATTCTTTTCGCGCGACTTAATTATGAAGTCGGGATAATATCTGTGACGGCGACCATCTATCGGTGATTTGTATGGAATAGAGAACTCTTCGCTCGCCCACTGTAATATATTCGGATTGCGATCGAAATAGTTCATCACACGAAGCTCCCAACTGGAACGATAAATAATATTCGTCGGGTTCCCCATGTACTTTTTCGGATTCCTTGGTGTAAACTTTCCCTTGTACGGCATCATTAAACCAGTATAAATAGCGATAGAATATTTATTCTAGAGAGGATTCTCAATGGCGTTATCAGGAGAGAAGGCAGAAAAGCCATTAAGTGCGTTGACAGGTGGGGCTGCCAGCAATAAAACACTAAAGTTCCCCGTGAACTTAGATCAAACTGGTCACTATGTTCAATTTACAGCATTTGAAAGAAAAAAATCCGCTGTTCTTCAAACTGCCAGAGGAGGACTCACTGTTGGAAATAAACTTCCGGTTGAGCAAATAAAAGCGACATTTTTCTTGCCGATGCCAGCTAATTTAGGAACAGCATACAATGCTGATTACCAAAATGAAGATCTAGGTCTTTTGGGTGCTTTTATAGCAGATAATGCTGGCACAGTTATCGATACAGCAACTGCAGCTTTGAGAAGTGTAGGAACTGCAATCACCAGTGCTGTTGATATGCAAGGTGGTGCTGCGATTGATGCGCTGAGTTCAGGTTTCTCGTCAATAAAAAAAGGAGTTGGAGAACTCGCCTCTAATATACAAAAAGAAGTTGGTGATCCTCAGGCTGCAAAAGCTGCAGTTGGTGCTGTGCTAGCAGGTCAGGGTGGAGGTCCAGCGAAAGCGATTCTAGCTAAAGAAAGAGGTCAAGCAGTAAACCCTCACAGAGTTGTTCTATTTCAAGGTGTTCAGTTTCGCGAACATCAGTTTTCTTATCGTCTCTCTCCTAAAAATGCAGATGAAACGAGGATGATAACATCAATGATTCAGGGTCTTAAATTTTATATGCTTCCTAGATTCGGTGGTGAGGGGAATGGTAAATTTGTAGGACGTGCATTCTTAGATTATCCTCAGATATTTCAGATAAAATTTAAAAACGATACCCACTTGTTCAAACTATTACCTTCTGTCCTAAAATCAATAAATGTTCAATATCATCCTATGGGTTATCCTGCATACATTAGAACAGAAAATGATGTTGCTCCGGTTGAAATTGAAATACAAATGACATTTCAAGAAATACAAATGTTTACTAAAGAATCTGTTGAGGTAGAAAGTAGATCTATCAAAGCCAAAAATGATTTAGCCTTCGATGAAAGTGAGGGTCCATTCTAATGTCCTTTTATTTCAACAAGTTCCCTAAGGTTCAATATTTCCCACCAGTGCCGAGATCTACTGGTGTGGGTAGTGCAAGAAGATCTACCAAATCGTTTTTTGCTACAGATATATCTACAAGATTTATTATAAAACAAATTTTGGGTGATCCGAATTTAATTTATTATGATTACGAAATAAAAGATGAGGAGCGACCAGATATAATTGCTGAAAAATATTATGGTGATGCGAGATTAGATTGGGTTTTATTGATGTTCAATCAAGCGATAGATCCATATTTTGAGTGGCCACTCAGTCAAAGAAATTTTGAAAGTTTTCTCCGGCAAAAATATGGTAGCATATCTGTAGCACAATCAACAGTTGAAAGATATGAAAGAAGGCTTTATGAAGAAAGCCAACACAACGATGGATTAGGTAATATCATAACTGTGCCTGCTCGATTCGTAACTGTTGATAAATCGACTTTCGATTCGCTTCTTCCAGCTGAGCGTAGAATTATTTACAAATATGATCATGAGGAAAACAAAAATGAAGCCAAAAGAAAAATAAAAATACTCGATGAGGATTTCGTCCCTGAGCTAGTTTCTCAATACAATAATTATTTCCAAGATTAATGACAGAAGCACAACCAAAAATAGGAACAGGTCTTATAAGATCTTGTGTTCTTCTTGATACGACTAGATCAAGAGAGGTCGACATCGAACCATTGGTCGAGGACATAGGATATTATGAAAATATCTTGAGTCCTACTGTTTCGGTGCACTTGAATCTAAGAGACGGTGTAAACTTGAAAACAGATTTACCGATTAATGGTGGAGAGTTTTTACAGCTGCAGTTTTCTGATAGTTTCGAAGACTCTGTTCAAATTAGATTTGATGATGAAGATAATCCACTGAGAGTTTATAAAATTTCTAACAGGGCTAGAGATAAAGATAGACTGGAATCTTACACAATATTATGTGCTCCAGATCATTTATTGAAGCAACAATATATGGCGATTGATCGAAGCTATATCAAGCAACCAGCATCTGCGATTGCATATAATATTATCGGATCGTCATTCAACGCTGAAATAACTGAGCTTGATGAAACTGTAGGATTGCATACGCATACATTCACTCGTATCACACCGTTTCAGGCTGTAAATCAACTGATTTCGGAAACAGAGTCGGCGAGTGATGGTTCCTCATGTTTCTTCTTTTTCCAAACCAATGATGGATATAATCTAAGAAATTTAGATAACATGTTATCGCAACCAGTCAGAAGAGTTGAAGTTAATGGACAATTTGAGGAAGTCATCTATAATTACATAACTGGCGAAGTTGCTGGTGATGATGTACAATATGATGGCACTAGAATTTTACAATATAATGAACCCATTTCTTTTGATTTGCTCGACGGAATATTAGATGGGCAGTATGGTGTCAGCGTAAAATATTTTGATCCTATCAGGAAACGTATGGACCAAACTTCTTATTTACATGAAAATGATTGGGATAGAACTTCTCATTCTAATCCGAATCAACTTATTGCGGATAGTATTTCTCAAGAGTTTGGTTTGGAGCCTTCGGTAGAAAAGTTCATGATATCTAACTATCCCTCAGTGTTTTCAGATTATATTACCTCTCGAGATGAGGAGATAAGAACATCTTTCAGAAGAAAGCAAAATATAGCTGCGAAAAGGCAAGCAATATTAACCAGTATCAAGAACAATAAAATTAATGTTGTAGTTCATGGTGATAGTAGAATAATGGCTGGTCAGACTTTGAATATAAACATCCCCACAAGCGGTCAAGCATCCAAAACAGATGAGCAATTAGATAAGTTCGTATCGGGAAAATATTTGATAGTTTCGACACAGCATAATATAACAGATACCGATTATAAAACTGTTATGACTATCGTCAAAGATTCGAATCTTAAGAGCCCAGATTCAGAGGATGTTTTCTAGTGTTAAAAGATGCAAAAGAGTGGATGGGCATTACGAACTTCGTTTGGTTTTTCGGAGTTATCGAGGATATAATCGACCCATTGAATATCGGAAGAGTTAAAGTTCGATGCTATGGTTGGCACACAGAAGATCGTGAAGTTTTACCACCAGAAGGATTACCGTGGGCACAAGTTATGATGCCTGTTACATCAGCCTCTATGGCGGGTGTAGGTCAGTCACCAACCGGACTGATCGAAGGTTCTCATGTTATGGGTTTCTTTATGGATGGAACGAACGCACAACAACCTATGATTATCGGCTCCTTTCATGGAATACCTGCGCCACCCGATCTAGCAAAAGGATTTACTGATCCAACGGGAGGCAATCACACACAGTTCAATTTACCCGACACACCTAATCTCGCCTATGACCGTTGGGCTTCAGATAAGATATCTCGAGAAAAAGAAAAGAATCGTGTTGAAAAAGTTCCGACAGCTGTGCGTAGTCGTTTGTCAACTGCTGACGATGTTTCAGGTGTAAGGTATAATACAACGAAAGGTACAGATGCTAATAAGGAAGTTCTCAGTACTTGGAACGAACCCATTCAACGTGGTGAGTCGATTTCTATTTTCCCCGATAATAATGTCAAACAAACTAAGAGCGGTCATGCGTTTGAAGTTGATGACACACCTGAGGGAGAGCGGATTCATGAATATCATAAATCAGGAACGTTCTACGAAATATTACCGAATGGAACTAAAGTAACGAAGATCGTTGGTGAGGATTATGAAATCGTCGCTGAGGATAAGAATGTTTTAATTAAAGGAAATGTAAATATCACAGTTCAAGGTGATGCTAGAATACTGTATGAGAAAAACTTGATACAAGAGGTTGGTGGTGATTATCATCTAACAGTGCACGGTAACAGATACACCAAGATCGTAAACAATGATTCTATGGATATCATAGGTAACAGAACAACTCAAGTAAACAAAGAAGAGTTCGAACGAGTTACAGAAAATAAAACAAAAATTGTAGGTGGTGACGAAAGTCAAAACATTAATGGCAACGAAGCTATAAACATACTGCGGAATAGACAAGAAAATGTTTTCGGTGACCGAGATAACTTTACTAATGGCGTTGACACTGAAATCATTATTTCAAACAAGGTAGTCGGAACTTCGGCTAATGTTAATATATCTGCAGATAAAAATATCAAGTTCACTGCAACTATTGATTCAGATATGATAGCAGGTGACGATGTAAACATAACTGCTTCGGATGTGACAACTATCGTTGGCACAACCAAGATCGACTTAAATCCGTGAGGTAGAAATGTCTGAGTACGAAGAACTGGAAGAAGACGAAAATATTCCCGAGTTTAAATCTTATGAGGAGTTTAAGGCTGCAAGCCCTGAGGGTGCCAGACTTGTAGATATGATGGGATTTACAGGTATCGCGAAAGATCCTGGCAGTTTGTTTGGGAAACTACCATCGGGTAATCTTGGATCGAGTCCAGAGCTAGATGCGATAAAAACTGATGAGTCTAATTTATTGAAAGAAATAAGTTCGCTCAAGAGTAATATATCTGGCAATATCGGAAATGTCAGCGGTATCACAAGCATAACAGATAAGATAAAAGAAAATGTAGGAAAAGCTGCGGCAGTTCCCAAAGAGCCTGAAAGAAAACTGCAGCCCGATATATCAAACCTGATGAAACTGATTTCAAGTTTTCCACCAGCAACAGGAGACCAAGCTGCCAATCTCGAAGTAGGAGATGATTTCGGTGAGAGCGGCGAGCAGCTAACTGATGCAGACGTGCCTTCATTCGGATCAGTTGAAGAGTTCAGAGCTGCTAGTCCAGGCGGTGCTGCAATTACAGACGCACTTGGTCTGACTACAGCTCTCGAAAAAGGTCCAGAGGGATTTGGCTTCGGTGTTCCTAATTCTGCTACGACACCTAGTTTTGGACCAGCTGGTGATGGAGCAGAGGCTACATTTCAAGATATAAAGGCTAAGTTTGGAAAAACTAATGTCGAAAAAATTGTGTATGAGGCAATAGCCAATCCGAAATTTAAAGTTGAAAAAGATGTGCCTGCTCGATATATAGAAGATGATGAAGATCTTGGTGAGGCGCAACCGAAAAAGGTTCCTACGGCTGATCCTAAAAAATTGAAGGAGCCAGACCCATCACCACCAGTTCCTAAACCATCATTCGCACCATTTGCGAAGTTTATCAATCCGAGTGCGTTGGGTAATTTAAAAGCACTCGCTGGTGGCAGCAAGAAAAAGATCTCTGATGTAACTAGAAATGTCAAAGCAGCCAAATTAATTCAAGGACAAGAAACAAAAAGAATTGGTGAAAACTTCAGGAAGATGGTAGAAAATCCTAAACCAGATAGCAAGGCAACAACCTTTATACCCAGAGCAGGAACTAAATTTTCAGGACTTCAGGCTTTAGGTGATAGTGGGTTTATGAACTCTATGAAGTCTGATAAGGCTAATCTTGGTACAATGCTCGGTGGTTCGATGCAAAATTTGAATGTTGATAAACTTGTAAAGTTCGGTGATGACTTAGAAAAAAATTATGGAATGCCGTTAACACCTGAGGAGAAAGCTAGAATCGAGGCAGAAAACGATGAGGAGGAGCGGAGATTAGCAGCTGAAAATGCAGGATATGATGGCAATGATGATCCGGATGTTCCTGTTGTCGAAGGAACTCCCGAGGAACAAGAAGCTGCAAGACAGCAAGCTGCACAAATATTAAAGGGATTCGGATTCAACCCGAGTCAGTTTGGAGGATAAATGCCACCCATACATAGACATGGAGACTCGCGAGTATGTGGTGCCACAACTATTGTCAGTGGGCAATCAACAGTGTTTGCGAATGAAAAACTTGTTGCTGTTAACGGTGATCCTAATTCTCATGGTGGTGGAGCATTGATAGCAGGATCAAAAAACGTATTCATAAAAGGCATAGCAGTGGTTAATCATACGCCGGATGGTGCGAGTGCAGATGCACTATGTCCAGTTCCCTCCACTCATTGTGCGCCTGTGACTACCTCTGGTTCACCTGATGTTAATGTGGGGGATCCATAGTATATTATATTGACCCCTCGTGACATTACTCATTATAGTATCAGAAATATAAATTGTAAATGGATTTTTTGAATAAATAGTTCCAAGGAGAACGAGAATGCCAGCTGCTACCAAAACAATCTTATATAAAGATTTCGATTTGAGCTTTCGTGCTCACCCGAAAACTGGCAATCTCTTGATGAAAAAAAATAATGACTCGGTGAAACAGGGTGTCAAAAGTTTAGTTCTAACCAATAAGTTTGAGAGACCATATCGACCCGACTTTGGTTGTGATATTCGCACAAGACTTTTTGATTTGATAGAGGCTACAACAGAGTCACAAATAGAAACTGATGTAGAGTTCGCTTTTAATAGTTTCATGCCGAGAGCAATATTACTAGATGTCACAGCCATAGCAGATCCAGACCGCAACGCTGTTCGTGTTAATATAATTTACAGACCCATAAATGCAACCGAGCCTGTTGAAACAGTGCTTCTTTTAGAAAGAGTTCGCTAATGCCAGCCAATACAGCCATATCCGTAACTGGTTTAGATTTCTCAACAATCAGAACGAATCTTCAAACATTCTTAGAAGGTAAACCAGAGTTCACAGATATGAACTTTGACGATTCAGCAATCGGCACGCTGCTCGATCTTCTTACATACAATACATATTACAACGCATTTTACACTAATATGGCACTGAACGAAACATTTTTGGATACAGGTCAGCTCTATGAAAGTGTCGCCTCTCGCGCGAAAGAGATAGGATATCTCCCTCGATCAGCCCATGGCGCGACCGCTAATGTTAAGATCACTTTCAATTCTGCTGTTGCTACCGAGCTTTCACCTACATTGACGATACCTAAAAACACAGTATTCACAACTTCTGTAAATGGTGTTTCTTACCAGTTCGTAACACCTACAACTTACTCGATTGATGCAAATACTACGAATGGTTTTGCAGATTTTATTCGGATTACAGAGGGTATTGCGCTTCAACACGATTTTGTCTACAGCTCAGCGAATACATCGTTCGTTTTACCGAACGATTTGGTTGACACTCGTAGTATTACTGTTTCGGTGACATCGAGTGGTGTTGCGCAAACTTATAATCGAGCATCAGATCTCAAAGAAGTTTCTTCTACGAGCCGAGTATTTTTTGTGGAAGCTGACAGAGATAAGAGGTATAAGATATCATTCGGTGATGGTGTGATAGGGCAGAAGCCAGAAAACAATGATATTGTCACAGTTGATTACAGAGTTTGCTCGGGTGTTCGTCCTAATGGTGCCAATACGTTTACCTCATCGGCTGCGATATCTGGCGAAACAGATTATACTATAACCATTGCTGAACGTGCTGCGGGTGGTGCGCTAGAAGAGGGAATCGACGCTGTTCGATTTAATGCTCCTCGCGCATACGAAACACAAAATCGTGCAGTGACAACTGAGGATTATCGACGAATCATTCTCCGCGAGTTTACAAATATTTCGGCTGTTAATGTTTGGGGCGGTGAGGAAAATGATCCTCCAGTTTATGGTAAAGTGTATGCCACCGTGAAACCTAAAATTGGCAACTTGATATCGACAACAGAAAAAGAAAGAATCAAACAAACACTCAATCGATATAATGTGCAATCGATTGATGCTGAGTTTGTAGATCCGAACTTTTTGTATATCAGACCGACGATCAGTGTGCGATATGATCCCAATGAAACGGCAAGAACTGGTTCACAAATAGCTAGTTTGATATCAACGAAAGTTTCAGAGTATGAAACTGCTAATCTAAATACATTTGATGGCTCATTCAGGTTATCACGGTTCTTAGATACGGTGGATAATGCAGAAACATCTATTGTAGGTTCTCAGGCAGATATAAAGGTCGAGCGCAGAATACAGCCGCAGTTGACAGGGAAACAATCA